GATCTCTCGCGCGTGAACTACTCCTCGTACCGCGCCGGCCTGTTGAGTTTCCGCAACGGGATCGAGGCGTTCCGGTGGCTCGTCTTTATCCCGATGTTCTCGATCCCGGTGTGGGACCGGTTCCTCTCGGTGGCATTTACCGCCGGCGCGATCCCCGATCCAGGGCCGTTCCGGGCCGAGTGGACGCCGCCGGGTTTCGGAAGCGTCGATCCGTACAAGGATTCGGTCGCGACTCTGAATCGCATTCGCACGGGCACGCTCACTCTACGGCAGGCCATCGCCGAACAGGGCTATGACCCCGACGCGCAGCTCGACCAGATCACCGAGATCAATCGCATCCTCGATGAGCGCGGCATCGTGCTCGACTGCGATCCGCGCCGGGTGACCAAGACCGGCGTCGAGCAGGCGAGCAGCAAGGAACCATCCACGGAGGCCAATAACATGTCGTTCAAAAGAACCGAGAGCGCCGAGGCTGAGATCGTCCGCCTCGACGGGAGCATCGAGCATTGCCGCATCCTGCCGCAGCGCCTCGAAGCAACGTTCGCCCGCGAAGGCGCGGACGGCGAGAACCGCACCGTGAGCCTCATCTGGTACAGTGGCGCCACGGTGCGCCGGTTCGGCTTCGGCGGCCCGTTCAACCTGACCTTCAGCATGGATCCTGCGCATGTGCGCCTGGGACGACTCAACTCGGGCTCGGCGCCTCTGCTCGATTCCCACCGCGACATGCGCCTGTCGGATGTGATCGGCGTGATCGAGAAGGCCTGGCTCGAGGGAACCACGGGCAAGGCCACTGTCCGGTTCTCGAAGCGCGACGAGGTTACACCGGTCTGGCAGGACGTCCAGGACGGCATCCTGAAGAACGCCAGCATGGGGGTCGCCATCCACAAGCTCAAGGAGACGACCGGCGAGCAGGACCAGGTGAAGAGCTTCCTGGCCGTTGACTGGGAGCCGGAAGAGGTGTCGATTGTGCCGATCGGCGCCGATCCGGGCGCCGGGTTCAGGGCAAGCGGAGAAGAGGAGTTTTTCGAGTTACGGGCAACCGGCCCGAAGGAGGAAAAGATGGACGAAGCCGTCACCAAGACGGGCGACGAGGCCCGTAGCGAAGTAGATGTGGGAGCGGAGAAACAGGCCGCGGCGCTGGCCGAGCGGACCCGCATCCTGGAACTCGACAAGATCGGCCGCGCCGCGCGGCTCGATTCGAAACTCATCGCCGAGCACGTCGAGCGCGGCACCAGCATCGAGGACTTCCGGAAGCTCGCGCTCGACGAACTGGCCCGGCGGAGCGAGGAGACGCCCATCCGCAGCGCGACGGCCGTGGTTACGCGCGACGAAGCCGACACGCGCCGCGCCGGGATCGCGGCGTCGCTGCTCCACCGCTACGACCCGGCGCTGTTCCCGCTGAAGGATGATCTCGGACGGGACTGGGCCGGGCTGACCCTGCTCGATCTCGCCCGGGAGTGCCTCGAGGCCTCGGGCATGCGCACCCGCCGCATGTCGCGCAACGATGTCGCCAAGCTCGCGCTCTCGACCTCGGACTTTCCCTCGATCCTGGCCGATGTCGCCAACAAAACCCTGCGCCAGGCCTACGAGGCCTATCCGCGGACGTTTCTGACCTTCTCGCGCCGGCGCACGGCCGCCGACTTCAAAAACATCAACGCCGTGCAGCTCGGCGAGTCGCCGTCGCTCCAGAAGGTCAACGAGAAGGGCGAGTTCACCTACGGCTCGATCGCCGAGTCGAAGGAAACCTACAAGCTCGCCACCTACGGCCGCATCGTGGCGATCACCCGCCAAGTGATCATCAACGACGACCTGGGGGCCTTCACGCGGATTCCGGCGGGCTTCGGCGTGGCGGCGGCGACGCTCGAGAGCGACACGGTGTGGGGCATCATCACCTCGAACCCCAACATGGGTGACAACGTGGCGCTGTTCCATGCCAACCACTCGAACCTCAACACCGGCGCCTCGACCGCCCTGGGTCTCACCGCCCTGGGCAACGGCATCGCGGCCATGGCCAAGCAGAAGGGCCTGGATGGCGTGACCACGCTGAACGTCCAGGCGCGGTACCTGGCCGTGCCGGTGGCGCTCCAGCTCACGGCGTTTCAGCTTGTGGCGGCGAATCTCGCGCCGGCGCAGTCGGCCAACGTGGTGCCGGAGTACATCCGGGCCCTGATGCCGATCGCCGAGCCGCGGCTGGATGCCAACAGCACCACGGCCTGGTACCTGTTCGCCTCGCCCGACCAGATCGACACGATCGAGTACGCGTATCTGGAAGGCCAGGACGGCGTGTACATCGAGACCCGCCAGGGATTCGAGGTGGATGGGGTCGAGATCAAGGCCCGTCTCGACTTCGGGGCCAAAGCGATCGACTGGCGCGGGATGCAGAAAAACGCCGGAGCGTAGTGACGCCGGCGCTTTGAGGAAGGAGGAACAAAGTGAAGAACTACGTGCAACCGGGCAAGACCCTCACCCTGACCGCGCCCTACGCGGTCGTCTCCGGCGGCGGCGCTCTGGTCGGCTCGATCTTCGGCGTGGCCGCAAACGACGTGGCAAATGGCGCTGATGGCGAGTTCCAGGTCGAAGGTGTATTCGACCTCGACCGGACGACCGGCGCCGGCACGGCCTGGTCGGCCGGGGATCTGATCTACTGGGACAACACCAACAAGAAGACCACCAAGACCGCGACCGGCAACAAGCTGATCGGCGTGGCCGCGAAGGCCGCAGCCGACGGCGACGCGACCGGACGCGTGCGGCTGAACGGCGTGTTCCTCTCGTAATGGCATTCGCGGATGCGGCCGCCCGTCTGGCCGACGCCTGCCTGCGCAACTTCGGTGTGCAGGTTACCTACACGCCGCAGTTGGGTGTGGCGTTCACGGTCACCGGGATTCTGGATGTGGCCGCACGCCGGGAGGATGCCGCGCCCGGAACCTACGCCGTGCTGTTCGCAAAGGCAGACGCGTTCCCACAGCCGCCAGACCGCGGCGACGAGGTGAGTGTGGGCGCCGCGATCTACAATGTGGTGGACATCGAGGCCGACGCCGCAGGAGGCGTGCGTGTGGTGTTGCACTTCAACCGTACTGCATAGCCGCAGGCTCTGTTGTGGCGAGGATCGTGGCGCCCTTGCTCACACCCAGTTCCGCGAGATCCTCGCCTTCCAGGTGCAACGCGATGGCCTCGCGAATGTTGGCCGCGAGCTCGTCCAGGGTGGGCGCCTCAGTGACGACCGGCAGGTCGAGACACTCGGCGACATACTGCTTTTCGCCGCGGAAGATGCGCACTTGAATGGTCCGCTTCACCGGATGCTCCTTGCCCGCTCGCTCCCATGGTACCGCAAGCGGCGCCCGCGCTACGCCGGTCATCTCTGGAAGCTGCCCGGCCGGAAAGACAAGCTGTCGCCCTGAGACTGCTCCTGGCTCGAACGGCCGGCGGCACTCGGAGCGGCGGTTGATTCTGCACTCTCCCTGGGTGTTCGCCGGGGAACTGCGGGTCTACAGGGTCGCGTAGCGATGGCGAGCGTCCGGATCTGGCAGAAGAAGCAGCTCCGCCTTGACCATCTCAGTTTCCGGCAGTTTCAGATGGTCAAGCTCGGGACCGTAGGCTTGGCCGCGGTGAAGAACCGGCTGGCTGCCGGCCTGGGACCGAGCGACGGGCCGGCAAAACCGCTCACCAAGCGGTACGCCATTTACAAGAGCAAGGTCCTGCGGCGGCGGGCGGTCCGGGACCTGTCGCTTACCGGCAGCATGCTGCGCAACCTGACGCTGCGCACGGTGAGCGAGAACGCGGCCAAGGCGTCGCTCACTTCGCGCAAAGAACGCGTCAAGGGCCTGGGCAACGCAAAGTTCGAGCCGTGGCTGGTGTTTTCACCGGCCAACCGCGCGGCTGTGGCCGAAGCGGCGCGAAGGATCTTCCAGGAGAACGTGAAGCGCCTCGTGTTTGAGCGTTTCCTCGGGGGCCGGCAGATATGATCAACCCGGCGGAACTGGTCGAGGCGCTGGTCGCGAAGCTCCGGGCGATCCCGGAGCTCGTCGCCGAAATGGAAGGCGACGCTGGGCGCATCTACGCCTATCACGACTCCTATCCGAAGCGCGTGAGCCTGCCGCTTGCGATCTACGAGATGCCGGTTCCTTCCATCCTGGTCGCCTGGCAGGG